CCCTTAATTATCCTCCCGTAATTTTTTCAGTTAAAATAAAGAAAAAGTATTTGAAGAAATGTCGTACGGTGAATTAAAGATCGATACAATCACCTTTACTGCAGGTGGTGTTGATACAAGTGTTTCGGTCTCCGGTTTAGTTCAGAACCCTACCTTTACCGGTAATATCACCACCACCGGTACGATTTCTGGTGACGTAATAAAAGGCAATACGATTTCTGGCGTCAATGTTATTGGCACCACTGAAGTATCAGGTGCTACTGTCACAGGCAACGTTGGTTTATTTGGCACAATTACTGGTGGTATTCATACTCTTACCTCTGGTGTTTTTGCGTCAGGTACGGCAGCAAATCCATCAATTACTTTTGTTGATGATCTCAACACTGGCATTTATTCCCCTGGCGCAGACCAAGTAGCCATCTCGACTAGTGGCACTGGGCGGTTGTTTGTTGATTCGAGTGGGAATGTTGGTGTTGGAGGCACCCCCAACGCGCAACTAAATCTGATCGCTGGTGTGCCTACTCTGCGGTGGACGGATTCTGATACAAGTGGGTACAGCCAGATCCTACAAAGCGACACTAGTCTTTACATTGACGCAGATAGAGGAGCCGCTGGAACTGGTGCGCTGATCTTTAGGACAAATGGCACCAATGAGCGCATGCGCATCACATCGGACGGGAAGGTAGGTGTGGGGACTAGTAGTCCTACGGGTTTGTTAACTGTCGCAGCCGACTTCCCTGTTATCGACTGGGCTTATGCTTCGAATACAGCTTTTAAGCACACGATTGGAGCGACTGGTTACGCGACAAGCCCAGTTTCTGGAAATCATTTGGCCATCAAAGTCGCAAGCGGAAGTGGAACTCAAGCTACGGTAATGCACCTTAATGGTGCAGGGCAAGTAGGGATTGGCACTACGAGTCCTGGCTCTGCACTTGAGGTAAATGCAACAGCACCTGTCATTACCATCAACTCAGCAGCCGCAAATGCATCAAGCATCGAGTTTAAGCAAGCTGGGACACTTTACGGTCGCGTTCGTTTTGATGGAAATGATTTTGATATTGGTAATTTGTATACTGGCGGCGCAACAATTATCAATGCTGGAAATGCCGAACGCGCCCGCATCACATCGGACGGGAAGCTGGGTCTGGGGACTAGTAACCCTAGCGATCTTCTACATATCAAGTCAACTGCCGCGCAGTTCAAGATTGAGTCTTCATCTGGCGTCAATAACTGCATCTTGCACAGAAACGGTGCAACAGATGCTTGGCGCGTTGGGATGAACCTAGCCTTATCCAATGGCTCTTATGAAATCTACGATGATGTAAACAATGTTGACAGGCTGGTAATTGACTCCTCAGGCAACGTAGGGATTGGCACTACGAGTCCTGCTGCCTTTACTCCATCTTTGCAGATTGATGGCACTGATCCTGGTTTCTTTATGCGGGATTCCGGTACGTCTGAGTTCTTCGCAATAAACGTCCAGTCAGGTGCTGTCCTTAGCTGGGTCGAAGCAACTGCAGATTTTGCGATTGGAAGAGCAAGCGGATTAACCGGAGCAAGTTATACTGAATCACTCCGTATCACAAGCGGTGGCAACGTAGGGATTGGGACTTCGACTGTTAACTACAATCTTCATGTCAGCAGCAGTGTAGCAACAGCTTATACCTCAACTTCTCGCAATAGTCTTCTTGGCGTTTATAACGCAAATACAACTTCTGGGGTTTATTCGGGTATTGAACTTAGTGCCGAAGGGGCAGGCAATGCTTCAGTCGCAAACATATCAGCCATTGATGTTGGTAGTGGCAGCACCGACCTAGCCATTGGCTTGCGAAATAGTAATACTTTTGAAGAAAAAATTCGCATTAAATCGGGAGGCAACGTAGGGATTGGCACTACTAGTCCCATAAGTGAGCTGCATGTTGAAAAAGCTACTCAAGCACACATAAGCGTCAAAACTACTTCGTCAAATATGGCGAAATTTGGCAGCAAGGGCGATGATGTTTATATTGCCGGAACTGCTAACGCAACAAATGTAATTTTCAAACGTGCCGTAGTAAGTGTTGACCATCCTGCTGACAGCGGAATTGAAACAGCCCGCATCGACAGCTCCGGCAGGTTGTTAGTTGGCACGTCTAGTAGCGATGCTCAAAGAACATCTAAAGTTCAAATTGCTGGAAACGGAGACTTAAGTGGATGGGGTTCGTCATTAAACTTGTCAGAGTTTGGAACGACCTATAACCCTTGGATTGCTCTTCAACGCTCAAGAAACTCTACTATTGGTTCTCATACGGTAGTTAATTCAGGCGATATTCTTGGAGGAATTCAATTTAACGGCTCTGATGGAAATAGTTTTGAGTCAGGGGCATCTATTAAATGTGAAGTAGACGGCACCCCTGGCGATGCCGACATGCCAGGCCGCCTAGTGTTCTCCACTACTGCCGACGGAGCGAGCAGCCCGACGGAGCGGATGAGGATTGACTCAACTGGATCTGCAACTTTTACTGGAGTTGGTACTTACGTTGCATCTTTTTCTAACCAAACCAACACGTCTGGTTATAACGGAATACTGTCGGTTGTTCAGTCAAATGGAAACGACACCAGTACGTTCCATTTCAGAGGAAACACTAACAGTGTCGGCAACTGGTATCTATACGGCAACGGAACCACAAGCTATTCCTCCGACGAACGCCTCAAGAAAAATATTGAGACAACCCGCGATGGCTATTTAAGTGACATTCAACAATTAAGAGTTGTTAAATATAATTGGAGAAATCACGACGACAACACTCCCAAGGAACTGGGTCTAATTGCTCAAGAGGTAGAACAAGTCTTCCCAGGGCTTGTTCAAGATGATATTGAGCAGGTTAGCCCAGAAGATACCACGCATTACAAGCAGTTAAAAGGCAGTGTCCTTCCTGTGATTCTTCTAAAAGCTTTGCAAGAAGCTGCTGAAAGAATCGAAACCCTTGAAGCCAAAGTTGCAGCCCTTGAGGCGCAGTAGTCCTACTCTCTAATAACCCCTGATAAAATAAAGAAAACTCTTTAGCCATGCCTGATCCTGCACCTGGAGTTACCTTCCCCTTCACCACCTGGGGTATTGCCAATATGGAGCGTAAGCTTCCTGATGGTGATGTACCGCCTGATGGTCAGATTTACACCATCCATTACACCGTAACTCACTACGATCAAGGCGAGTCTGCCGGTGCATATGGCTCTGTTGGTCTCGGTGATCCTGACCCCAATAACTTCACCCCTTACGATGAAATCACCAAAGATCAAGCCATTGGTTGGGTGAAAGCAGCTCTTGGTGATGAGCAAGTTGCCTCTATTGAAGCCGCATTGGAAGAACAAATTCAACAAAAGTTGAATCCGACTTCCGCTGCCGGTGTACCTTGGTAAATAATTGCTATACTTTTTAAAGTCATTTATTACCCATGGCTTGCAAGAAGTCTGAGTTAGTCTCCGCAATTAATTCTTTTGGTTCTGCTCGTGCTACCGGCGATGGCAATCTGATTGCCTTCTCGGTGAACCTCATCGGTCAGCTGATCGATACTCTCGAGTTTGAATCAGAAGAAGAAGAAGCACCTGCAGAGGAAGTTGAAGTAAAAGAAGCCGAACCTGTTTGAGTTAATACACCTGGCCTAGAGTTATATCAGTAGCTCTGGGCCAGTGTCAATTAACTTGACCGATGCGGCTAAGTATTATCAAGAATTACCGCATCAAGTAGAAGCATGGAACTGGTTGCAACAAACGTTGTCACCAGAAGATCTTTCTGTATTTGCAGATAAATACAGAGAGGCTCCTAAAGAAGAATTTGATAACACCTGGGATGGGGTTTACGCTGCTGCAAAGAAAGCAGGTGCCAAATTCCCGGAGTGCGTTGCTGCTCAATGGGCTCTCGAGAGTGCTTGGGGAGAGCACACAGCTTGTACTCATAATTACTTCGGTATCAAAACAACCCAAGGCAACGGTTGTCACGTACAAACCAAAGAGGTTTACAACGGTAAAGAAGTAACGATTACCGATTGGTTTAAGCGTTTTCCTGATCTCTACAGCTGCATTGATTACCTTGTTAGCCGCTGGTACAAAGACTACGACGGTTACAAAGGTGTTAATCGTGCCAGCAGCAGGAATGAATGCGCTCAACTTTTAACAAAAGAAGGATACGCTACTGATCCAAATTACGCTACAAAATTAATTCAGATCCTCGACAGACAGCTCAATACCCCAGGCACTGTTTTAACAACAGAAGAAAAACAAAAAATTCTTTCTGTTCCTTACGAATATCAACTAGATAACAAATCAGGCACTGGTTATCGCGAATGTTTTTCTTCTACTTGTGCAATGATTGCACGTTATTACGGCAAGGTAAAAAACGATGATGAATACAATGCAATTCGCAGTAAATATGGAGATACTACCAATAAAGATGCACAGTTAGCGGCCTTACGAAGCCTGGGATTAACTGCGAAGTTCATCACCAATGGCAATGCCGCTTTACTGGAAAATGAGATTCGCAATAACAGACCCGTTGCTGTTGGTTGGTTGCACAAAGGACCAGTTTCGTATCCAACAGGCGGAGGCCACTGGAGCTGTTGTATCGGGTTTGCACCTGACTGTTTTATATTTAATGATCCAAATGGAGAAGCTGATATGAATAATGGTGGTTACGTTAGCAACGAAAGCAAGCGTGGCACTGGTGTTAAGTACAGCCGTAAAAATTGGTTAAGGAGATGGGAGTGTGATGGTAATAATACGGGTTGGGCAATTTTGATTAACGAATGAAAAAATACAAAGATCCTTGCATACGCGTCAATATCTGCTGGGAAGTTGGCGACGAAAAAAAGTGCGTAACACTTCCGAAAGCAGAAGCGTACGCAACTAGAGAATGGGTAGAGAAACAGGGAGGCGTTTGCTTTTGGTTTCAGGCACTCCCTGATTAATTACTTCTGCTTAGCCTTACCAACCACCAGGGCGATGGTCTCAATAATTTTGTAGAGACGTGCGATAACAGCATCGTCTTTAGGCGTAGGAGTCAAAGCAACGATCACAGAAGCAGCGGCGTGAATGGCAAGAGCAGCTTCTACATACTTGGCAAAATCCATAGGAAATCCTCGATTACTTTTATTCTATCGGTGATGATTTGTAGAACCAAAAGGCTTTAAATTCCTCTTTAACTTCCCACCTTAGGTCTTCATGTTTAGTAAACCATTTCTTCCACACTCGAAACTGTTTATCAGGCAAAGCTGATTCACAGCGCAACGCAATCATGTCACCTGCAGGAAGGTCATCAACCCATTGCCTTACTTGACGGATAGCAATCGCCTGGGTCCTAGGGCCAAACTTACCTGTCAAATTCGAACTCAATCGTGACACGGATTTTTTCTTGCGTTGATTCATCCAGTCGTTGATTTGCCTTTTGGATTTGCCGACCGCTAAGCTCGCAAGCCACACGTACCCTATCGGCGTACGAATCCATGGAATCAATCGCATCTTGAGGATCATCCCATTCGGCAAAGAAGTCATCCCAATCTTCTTTACTCGTCGCAACCTGGATGCTTTCACTACCCATTAGACATCATAAATTTTTCTACAAGGAGACCAAAG